ATGATGAAACGGATACGGCAGCCCGAGGCGATGGCCCTCGTACAAGAACACTTCCGGCCACTGCGGTTCATTGCTGAAATGGATTCCCCAGGAACCATTCATGCCATGCTGCTGAACCGTCAGACCGGCGACTCGCTGGTCCTGACAGGCATCCCGTGCGGCATAACGCTGTCGCGTGAGGAGTTGGCTGTTCTGATCACCACAATCGAACTTGATATCGCTGCCCTGAGGCCGAACTTGGTCAATTCTTGGCGGGCAACTCGAATGGCCGGAACCTGATCACCTCATCCCCCAGCCACTCGTTCACCTGCTGCAACCTTGCCTGAATCGGCTCAAGCTCGTTGACCGCCCACACCTCGGCGGCCTCGCGCAGTGAGCCGAAGCCCCCAGCGTTCTGCGGGACGATGCCCATCAGCTGAGGCGGGATGCGCAGGGCGGCGAGCAGGTCGTCACGGCTGATGTTCTTGATCGAGCCGAACTCGTCCTTGGCCGCCACCTCGCTCACCGGCAGCAGCTGGATGCCGTCCTTCTTGCCGCCCGGCGCGTACATGAACAGGTTGCGGAAGTTGCCCGGCCCCTTGGCTGACTTCAGCGCCTGGCGCAGCGCATCGACGTCCTCTTCCTTCTGCGCCGCATCGGTCATGTACATGATGAAACCGGCGTGCGAGCCGTTCTGGTAGTAGCGCCGACGGAAGAGGGTGGCCGACTCGTTGAGCAGCGCCGACTGCAGCGCCGACAACCATTCCGGCAACCCGTAGACCTCCTGGTTGATGTCCGCTTCGCGCAGGTGGCAGATGGTACCCGGCTCGAATTCATGCTCGTCCTTCCAGCCGCGCACCTGGTAGTAGGTTTCTAGATCCTCGCCGCGCCGCATGTACTTGGCCAGTGTAGGTTTTAGGCCCAGCGCCTGACCGAGCATGTTCCGGCGCTTTTCCAGATAGCAGTTGCCGCTCCATAGCCAATCCAAGGAGAACTGCTCGAAAGCGGGCCGATTGAGCAACTTGTGCGGGATGAAAGTCCTAGCCAACATGTTGCGCTTGAAGTTGAGGCCCGACTGCAGGAATACGCTCGCCCTGGTCGACTTCGCCAGCCCATCCAGGGAGAGCGGCGGCTCGTACCAGCGGCCGTTCAACCAGCATTCCAGGTAGTCCAGGATCTCGCGGCCATCGAGCACCGGCGTTGGGTCGCCGAAGGTGAACGCTTCGAACCCTCCGCCGTTCGCCTTGCTGAGCACTTCACCCTCAAGAGGCGCAGATGTGGCGGGCAGGTTGGCCCGGTTGCGATTGCGGGTGCGCTTACTCATCAGTACATCTCCATAAAGCTGGTGTTCTGGGCGGTCATGCCCTCAAGCGGTTCGTTGTGCAGGGCATGAAACAGCGCCCACGCGAGATCCGCGTGGCCGGTTTCGTCGGTGCGCCCGGCTGTGTAGGTCATTTGCCGGCCGCTGGCCGTGGTGGTTTTGCGGATGGCCATCAGCGAGGAAGCGAGGTCGGTCCAGCCGGCGTCGAATTCCAGCCGGCCCTTGTGAATCACGTCGTAGGCCTTGAGCACCAGGCGCGTCTTCACCTCCGGCGAGTAGCTGAACGTGGTCAGGTTCGGGAAGAACTGCTTCACCAACTGCGCCACGCCCGAGCCCATGCCCGTCATGTCGATGCCGATGTAGGTCACCCAATAGCGCAGCGTCACCCGGCGGATCGCCTCGGCCTGGGCGGCGAAATCCATCCCGCGGAACTGGTGCCGCTCCAGCACCCGGAACTTGCCGCCCGGCACCAGCGGCGGCGCCACTACCACCAGGCCGGCACTGTCGCCGGTTTCGGCAGGGTCATAGCCCACCCAGACCTGCCGGTCGCCAAAGGGGCGGTCGGCGAAGGGCTTGTAGTCCTCGTCCCACTCGATCCAGCTGTCCACCATGCAGGGCTGCAGCACAGCCAGCGGGAAGATCGAGGCCCCATCATCGACAAACTCGCACATCAGCAGGTTGGCGAACTGCTCGGCGTTGTACTCGAAGCGCAGCTCCTCCAGGTCGAACAGGTCGCACCCGCGCCGCTCGGCATCGAGGATCGTCACGATCTGCCGCCAGATCTTGTCTTCCTGGCACAGCTTGCCGGGGGCCAGCGCATCGTGACTAAGGTCGATCTTGATATGCTGCGCCGCTGGTTTGCCCTTGTTCAGCCGCTCGCCCGTCCACCACTTGTAGGCCGGATGGCCCATGCTGGATGGGGTGCTGAAATAGGTTTTGCGCCAGTGCTTGTGCAGCGCCATGCCCGACGCCACCTTGTTCAGCTCGTCGAAACCATGCACCCAGAAGAATTCGTCGAAGTAGAAGTTGCCGGAGCGGCCCTGCGCGGTGCGGAAGTTGGTGCCCAGGAAGTGCAGCTCTGCGCCGTTCCACAGCACGATGGGGTCACCCGTCAGCTGCGTGCCCAGCACATCGCGCACGAAATCCTGCATGTAGTTCTTGAACTGATGCGCCTGCGCCTTGCTCGCCGAAAGGAAGATCTGATTGCGACCGGTGAGGATCGCGTCTATCAGCGCCTCCCGCGCAAAGTAGAACGTGGCGCCGATCTGGCGGCTCTTGAGCAGCATGCGCGTGCGCATGTTCATCGCCCGGTACCAGTCGAGCTGGTAGTCGAAGCACCCGTCGCGGAAGGCCTCTTCGAGCTTCTCGATATCCTCCTCGCTGAACTCGTTTCGCTTCGGCGCCGCCTTCGGCCCGGCGTTTCGCTTGTCCAGGTTGGGGTTGAGCTCCGACTCTTTGCCGCCGCTCTGGAAGCGCTGGATCCGCGCCTGCCGCTCCAGCTGCCGGTGCAGCAGGTCGATTTCCTTGAAGTCGCCGCCGCTCTTGCCGTCCTTCAGGATCAGCTGCACCAGCCGCGCTTCCAGGGCGCCGCCGATCCGCTCGACGTTGTCCGCCCGGTCCCACTCGTCGCGGGTTTTCCAGCTGTGGAGGGTCTTTTCCTTCTCGTCCAGGTAGTCAGCGATATCGGTGATACGCCAGCCCGTCCAGTACAAAAACTTGGCCTGGCGGCGGTTATCACGTTGGGCGGGTAGTTCGGTGGCGGTATTCATGGCGCCGATGCTGCCGCCCGCGCGCGTAGCCTGTTAGCGCGGCGCCCTGTACCTGGCTCGCATACACAGCTGGCCGATTGCCCGTACTGCCTAGCGTGCCGACCATGCCCTCACAGCAACTGCACCCAGCAGCTACGAGGACAAACCGCATGGCCGGCAACAGCACCCCCGCCAAGAAATTCCGCTCGAAGTGGACTCGCATCGCCGTAGAAGGCGCCACTACCGATGGCCGCACCATCGAACGCAGCTGGCTCGAAGACATCGCAGCCCAATACAACCCGGCAACCTACGGCGCCCGCATCAACTGCGAGCACATCAAGGGCATCGCCCCGGAGAGCCCATTCGGCGCCTACGGCGACGTGCTGGCCGTCAAGGCCGAAGAAGTGGAAATCGATGGCAAGCAGAAGCTGGCCCTCTATGCCCAACTCCAGCCCAACGAAGCGCTGCTGGCTCTGAACAAAAAGGGCCAGAAGGTCTACACCTCGATCGAGGTCCAGCCCAAGTTCGCCGACACCGGCAAGGCTTACCTGATCGGTCTGGCCATCACCGACAGCCCCGCCAGCCTGGGTACCGAAGCGCTCGAATTCAGCGCCAAGCACGGCACCCTGGCCAACCGCAAACAGCACCCGGACAACCTGTTCACCGCCGCCGAAGAGGCGGAGCTCGAATTCGAAGAAGTTACCGAGAAGCCCGGCGCCTTCGGGGATCTGGCCAACCGCGTCAAGGCCCTCTTCACCAAGGGCAAGGAAACCGACAGCCAGTTCGCCGAGATCGGCGAGGCCGTCACCGCCCTGGTGGAGTTCGCCGAAAAGCAGCAGGCGGGCCTGGAGAAATACAGCGCCGAGCTCACCGCACTGAGCGACAAGGCCACTCAGCTCGAAACGACTGTCACCGAGCTGACCGCAAAGCTCGGCACCACCGAGGACCACAGCCAGCACAAGCGCCCGCCAGTATCCGGCGGTGACGGCATCGTTCTCGCCGAGTTTTAACCCAGGCACCCGCCAGCAGCCGCCCATCATCGGAGTAACCCATGCGTAACGAAACCCGCAAACTGTTCAACGGCTACCTGCAGCAGGTGGCCAAGCTCAACGGCGTCGATAACGCCACCGAGAAATTCAACGTCACCCCCACCATCCAGCAAAAGCTGGAAACCGCGATCCAGGAGGCCAGCGGCCTGCTCAAGCGCATCAACATCATCGGTGTCGAACAGCAGGAAGGCGAAGCGCTGTTGCTGGGCGTCAATGGCCCCATCGCCAGCCGCACCAACACCAAAACCGGCGGGCGCCGCAACCCGGCCGAGCGCAGCGCGCTGAGCAAAGACACCTACACCTGCAAGCAGACCAACTTCGACAGCTCCTTCCCCTACGCGCTGATCGACGCCTGGGCCAAGTTCAAGGACTTCCAAGCGCGGCTGGGCGCCGCCATCACCGAACGCCAGGCCCTGGACCGCATCATGATCGGCTTCAACGGCACCAGCGCCGCGGCCACCTCCGACATCGCGGCCAACCCGCTGCTGCAGGACGTCAACATCGGCTGGCTGGAGAAGATCCGCATCGGCGCGCCTGATCGCGTCCTGGACGAAGTCGTCGAAGCTTCCGGCAAGGTCACCATCGGCGCCGCCGGCGACTACAAAACCCTGGACGGCGTGGTGTTCGACGCCGTGCAGATGCTCGAACCGTGGCACCGCAACCACCCGAATCTGGTGGTCATGGTTTCCCGCGACCTGCTGCACGACAAGCTGCTGGCAGCGGTCGAGAAGGGCGCCGCCTCCAACCAGGAAGAAAACGCCGCCGACCAGATCGTCACCAAGGCCCGCCTGGGTGGCCTGCCAATCGTCGACGCACCGTTCTTCCCGGCTGGTACCGTGTTGGTCACCACCCTCAGCAACCTCTCCATCTACTTCCAGGAAGGCGCGCGCCGCCGCCACGTGAAGGACGAGCCGGAGTACGACCGCGTCGCCGACTACCAGTCGAGCAATGACGCCTACGTGATCGAGGACTTCGGTCTGGTCGCCCTGGTCGAAAACATCGAGGCGGTGTAAGCCATGCTCAGCCCAGCCCAACGCAACCAGCTGCGCAAACGCGCAGCCCTGCAGGCCGCTGAGGCAGCGCCGGAGCGTTCCATGGCCGGCGCAACCGCCTACGAACAGCAGCTGATGCAACTCAACCAGGACCGGCTGCGCCTCAAGCAGGTGCAATCGGAGCAGGGCAAGGCCGAGCTCAAGCGCCTGCTGATTCCAGCCTACGCGCCCTATATCGAAGGCGTGCTGTCCGCCGGCAACGGCGCCCAGGACGATGTGCTCACCACCCTCATGGTCTGGTGCATCGATGCCGGCGAGTTTGCCGACGCGCTGTCTATCGGTGCCTACGTGCTCAAGCACAACCTGAAGATGCCGGACCGCTTCGAGCGCACCACCGGCTGCCTGCTGGCCGAGGAGATTGCCAACGCGGCGCTCAAGGTGCAGAAGGCCGATGGTGAGTTCCCGCTGTTCGTGCTCGAGCAAGCGCTGACCATCACGGACCCGCACGACATGCCCGACCCGGTGCGTGCCAAGTTGCTGCTGGCTACCGGCAAGGCATTGCTCAGCAAAGTCGACGAGCAACAGCTCGACGGCGAATTGCTGGAACAGGCCAAGGTGCAGCTGACCAAGGCCCTTGAGCGGCACGGCAGTTGCGGCGGCAAGAAGGATCTGGAGCGCGTCGTGCGCCTCCTCAAGAAACACGCGGAAAGCAAGCCGACCGACACCGGTTCCAGCGAGTCACCAGCCGCCGAGACCGCCAACCCCGACCAGGGCACAGGCGATCAAACCGGCCCAGGCGAGCAGGGCACCGACCCCGGTACCGGCGAGCCACCCGCTAACTGAGCGTCCCCCACGCACTCGGCGGCTCGGGGCGGATCGACAGGTTTTCTCCTTGGCCATGTCGTGAAGCCCCGACCACCGCCGAACCAGGGTAAGAATTCATGAGCGCATTTATCGCATCCGGCGGCACGGCTGAGCCGTACCCCATCACCAATGACGGCTGGTTCCCGGATGTGGATGGCCGCGAACTGCGCGCATCGCTCCGCCTGGACGGCAGCGTCACCGATGCCCGCCTCGAGGCCGCCACCGTCAACGCCATCATCGAGGTCAACCGCGAGCTGGCCAGCTGGCAGGCCGAGCACCGTGCCGCCGGGCGCGACAGCCTGCAGGCTGTGCCGGCCTCCGAGGTCGCCGGCAAGAGCTACCTCGTCCATCTCTACCACCGCGCCATCGGCTGCGCCGTGGGCGCCGAAATCGCCGAGCGTTACCGCGACTACAGCGCCACCGGCGACGGTGCCGAGCGCGCCGATGCCCAGCTGCCCACCGCCGACGAATACCGCCGCGATGTCCGCTGGGCCATCCGCAGCATCCTCGGCCGCGTGCATACCACCGTGGAGCTGATCTGATGGCCAGCCTGCGCGCCCAGCAGGGCGACACCCTCGACGCCCTCTGCTGGCGCCACTACGGGCGCACCGCCGGCGTGGTCGAGCAGGTGCTCGATGCCAACCCCGGCCTGGCCGACCTCGGCCCGGTCATCCCGCACGGCACCCTGGTCCAGTTGCCCGAGCAAGCCGTGCGCGCCGAACAACGCCGGATGGTGAACCTATGGGACTGATCTACCTCGCGCTCTACAAAGGCCGCGGCACGCTGTTCAACCGCCTGGTGCGCCTCTGGACTCGCTCCAAATACAGCCACTGCGAACTGGTCATGCCCGACGGCCGCTGGCTGTCCGCCTCGGCCATGGACGGCGGCGTGCGCGCCAAGCGCATCGAGCTCAACCTCGAACACTGGGACCTGATCCCGCTGCCCTGGGCGGACTACCGCCAGATCGCCCGCGTATTCCGCGTCAATGCGGGGCAGGGCTACGACTACTTCGGCCTGTTCGGCAGCCAACTGCTGCCGGTCGGCCTGCACAGCCGGCGCCGCTGGTTCTGCAGCGAGTTCTGCGCTGCCGCGCTCGGCTTTCCCATGCCGCAACGCTACAGCCCGGCGCAGCTGGGCGAAGTGGCACAGCACATCAACACCCTCACAGCCAACGGACAGTGGAATGAAGCGCATGCCTGACCGACCAGAAACATGGGCCTGGCTCAGCGCCTGGCTCGAACAGAACTGGCCCGCCATCTACGCCGGCCTGCTCGCCGCCGTCATGGGCGGGCTGCGGATCATCTACGGCGGCGGCACCTGGCGCCGGGTCATCCTCGAATCACTGATGTGCGGCCTCGCCGCGCTGTCGGCCAGCCATGGCCTGGCCCTGTTCGGCATCCCGCTCAGCACCGCGCCATTTTTCGGCGGCGTCATCGGCCTGCTCGGCATCGAGTTCACGCGGGCCGTCGCCAAACGCCACTTCAATCGCAAGGTGGACCAGCTATGACGCAACTCCTCAGCAACGGCTCGCGCGGCCTTGCCGTGCGCAACCTGCAGGCTGCGCTTAGGCTGGACGGCTACGCCATCGCGGTCGACGGCGACTTCGGCGACGACACCGAGGCTGTGGTGCGCGCCTACCAGCGCCGCGTCGGCCTGGTGGACGATGGCGTCGCGGGCCCAAAAACTCAGGCCGCACTCCAGGGCCGCGACACCACGCGCTACCTCAAACGGCAGGACCTGCAGCAGGCCGCCGACCGCCTCGGCGTACCGCTGGCGAGCGTCATGGCCGTCAATCAGGTGGAGAGCCGCGGCGAGGGTTTCGCCAGCAACGGCCGTCCGGTGATCTTGTTCGAGCGGCACGTGATGTTCGAGCGCCTGCAGGCCAACGGCGTCGGCGCCGCACAGACGGACGCATTGGCCGCCAAGCATCCCGCTCTGGTCAACCGCAAGTCCGGCGGCTACATCGGCGGTACCGCCGAGCATCAGCGCCTCGCCCAGGCACAGCAGATCCACGCTGCCGCCGCGCTCGAGTCCGCCAGCTGGGGTCTGTTCCAGATCATGGGCTACCACTGGCAGCGCCTCGGCTACCTGGACGTCCAGCACTTCGCCGACACCATGGCACTTTCCGAGGCCGCCCAGCTCGACGCCTTCGTCAGCTTTATCGAAGCCGACCCCGCGCTGCACAAGGCGCTCAAAGCCCGCAACTGGAAACAATTCGCCCGGATCTACAACGGCCCGGCCTACGCCAAGAACCTCTACGACGTGAAGCTCGCCCGGGCCTACGAACAGTTCGCCGGCGAGCAGGAGCAGGCCGCATGAGCACGTCACGCCTCTGGCTCGTTGCTGCAGGCGTGATCATCGCGCAGGTGGTCGCCCTGAATGTCCAGGAACAACGCATCGACAGGCAAACCGCCCGCGCGGATCTGGCCGTCACCCGCCAACAGCAGGCCGAACAACGCAACAGCCGGCAGGCTGCCGTCATCGTCGCGCAGGAGCAGGCGCTCGGCACCGAGCGTGCTGCCCAGGCCAGCCTGCACAAACAGCGCGGCCAACTGCGGCAGGCGCTCGCCGCCCGTCAACTGACCATCCAGGAGCTACGCCGTGAAAATGCCGAACTACGCGATTGGGCTGATCAGCCTCTGCCTGCTGCTGCTCGCCGGCTGCGCCAGCGCCCCGCAATCAGCGGAGCCGCTGATTATCAGCATTGGCTGTCCCGCCGTGACGCCCTGCCAACTGCCGCTGGCGGCGCCGAGCAGTAACGGCGACTTGCTGACCGATGCCGAGGCGCTCGAAACCGCCTGGGCCGAGTGCGCCGCCCAGGTAGACATGATCCGCGCCCACCAGCAGGCCCAGCAATGAACAAACCCGAATCCCTGCGCGACCACCTGCTGGCCGCCATCCCCGAGCTCAGGCGCAACCCCGACCGCCTGCTGGTGTTCGTCGACAACGGCAGCATGCGCAGCACCGCCGCGCCGGGGCTTTCGTTCGAGTACAGCTACACGCTCAACCTGATCCTGACGGACTTCGCCGGCAGCCCGGATGCCGTCGCCGTCCCGCTGTTCGCCTGGGTGCTTGTCAACCAGCGCGAGTTGATGGAGAACCTCGAGAAGGGCAGGGACGCCATCAAGTTCGAGGCCGACATCCTCGACAACAGCAAGGTGGACCTATCCATCACGCTGCCGCTCACCGAGCGCGTTATCGTCAAGCGCATGGACGATGGCACGCTGCAGGTCAGCCACCCGGCCGAACCGGTGGTCGATGACGAAACCTTCCTGGTACCCGCCATGCGCGTGGAAACCAGCGCCGGCGAAGTGATCGCGGAGTGGGGCGGCAATGGCTGACGATCTTCGCGCTCTGGAAGATTGGGCCGGCGCACTGCTCAACCAGGTACAGCCTGCCGAGCGGCGCAAGGTCACCCAATCCATCGCCCGTGAACTGCGCCGCAGCCAGCAACAGCGCATCGGCGCGCAGCGCAACCCGGACGGCACCCCCTACGCCCCGCGCAAGCCCCGCCAGCAGCTGCGCGCCAAGGCTGGCCGCATCAAACAGCGCAAGATGTTCGCCAAGCTGCGCACCGCCCGTTACCTGCGCCTGCAAAGCGATGCCAGCTCAATCGCCATCGGTTTCGCCGGTCGCGTGTCGCGCCTGGCCCGCATCCACCAGTACGGCCTGCGCGACAAGCCGGGCCGCAACTCGCCCGATATCCAGTACCAGCGCCGCCAGCTGCTGGGCTTCAGCGATGCTGAGCTGGACATGATTCGCGACCAGCTGATCGAGCATCTGGTGCCCTGATGCTGTAACGGCCACCGCTACACAACCCAACGAATGCACCCCGCGCGCGCGACCGCCAGCATGGCGGCATGAACATCACCGACCTCCTGCGCCGCCTCGACAACCTGATCCGCCTCGGCACCATCGCCGCCGTGGATCATGCTGCTGCGCGCTGCACCGTCAAAACAGGTGGGCTCACCGTGCCCAATCTGCCCTGGCAGGCCCAGCGTGCCGGCAGCAGCCGTGACTGGGACGCGCCCACGGTCGGCGAACAATGCATTTTGCTCAGCCCCAGCGGCGAGCCCTCCCAGGGCGTCGTCCTGGTTGGCCTTTATTCACAGCAACGTCCGGCCCCGTCGAAAAGCGCAAACCTGCGCCGACGGAAGTATCCGGACGGGGCTGTGATCGATTACGACCACGCCACCCATACGCTGACGGCCACATTGCCGGAAGGCGGCAAGGCGAAGCTGGTCGCCACCGGTGGGCTGCACGTCATCGGTCCCATCACCCATGAGGGTGACTACACCCAGACCGGCAACCAGCACATCACCGGCACCGTCAACGTCACCGACGACGTGATCGCCGGCGACATCAGCCTGGTCAACCACCGCACCAGGGGCGTCACGCCCGGCAATGGGGTGTCCGAGGAGCCGACGCCATGATCGGCATGTCCTCCCGCACCGGGCGAACGCTCAGCGAATCGGCCCATCTGGCCCAGTCCATCGCCGACATTCTCACCACGCCCATCGGCTCGCGCGTGATGCGCCGCGAATACGGCAGCCTGCTGCCCGACCTGATCGATGCCCCATCCAATGACGCCACCCGCCTACTGGCCTACGCCGCCGTCGCAATGGCGCTCATGCGCTGGGAGCCGCGCATCCGCCTGAGCCGCGTGCAGCTCAGCCTGGGCGAGCGCCCTGGCCAGGCCTACCTGGACGTGGAGGGCAACCATATCGACAGCAACGAGCCGTTCAGCCTGCGCGTGCCGCTCGCCCTGGGGGCCAGCGCATGAACACCTTCACCCCCATCGACCTGGCGCAACTGCCCGACCCCGACGTGGTCGAGCAGATCGATTACGAACAGATTCTCGCCGAGCGCAAGGCCTTCGCCATCAGCCTCTGGCCAGCCGAACAGCAGGCCCAGGTGGCCGCCACCCTCGCGCTTGAATCCGAGCCGCTGACCAAGCTCATTCAAGAGAACGCCTACCGCGAAACCCTCTGGCGCCAGCGCGTCAACGAGGCCGCGCTCGGCACCATGCTGGCCAAGGCCAAGGGCAACGACCTGGTGCAGCTCGCCGCCAACGTGGAAGTCGAGCGGCTGGTGGTCACCCCGGCAGACAACAGCACCACGCCGCCCACCCCAGCCGTAATGGAATCCTTCGAGAGTCTGCGCGAACGCGCCCAGATGGCCTGGGAAGGGCTGAGCACCGCCGGCCCGCGCAACAGCTACATCCTTCATGCCCGCAGCGCCGATGGCCGCGTGGCCGATGCCACGGCAGAAAGCCCATCGCCCGCCGTGGTGGTGGTCACCGTTCAATCCCTGCTGGGCAATGGCGCCGCTGACCAGGAACTGCTCGATATCGTCGCCGCCTACCTCAGCGACGAAGACCGCCGCCCGGTCGCCGATCGCCTCACCGTGCAATCTGCCGTGGTGCTGGAGTACCGCGTAGACGCTGTGCTCTACCTCAACACCGTCGGCCCCGAGGCTGAACCGATCCGCGCCGCCGCCGAGAAGCGGCTGGCCGCGCTGGTCAACCAGCGCCGGCGGCTTGGCCTGGAAGTGAACCGCTCCGCCCTGGACGCCGCGTTGCACATCGAGGGCGTACGCCGTGTCGAGCTGCCCGGCTGGGTCGATATCGTTGCCACCGCATCCCAGGCCCCGTACTGCACCGAATACAGCGTCACCCTCGGAGGGCAGGCATGACCGCCCGCCACCTGCTGCCGCCCAACGCCAGCCAGCTCGAGCAACTGGCCGCCGAAGCCCTCGCGCAGATCGAGCGGGTACCAGTACCCATCCGCGACCTGGTCAACCCCGACCGCTGCCCGGTCGAGCTGCTGCCTTACCTCGCCTGGGCCTTCTCCGTGGACCGCTGGGACGCCACCTGGTCCGAAGCCATCAAGCGCGAAGTCATCAAGGCCTCGTACTTCGTGCATTCACACAAGGGCACCATCGGCGCGCTGCGCCGCGTGGTTGAGCCCCTGGGCTACCTGATCCGCATCACCGAATGGTGGCAGCAGGTGCCCGAGGGCGAGCCCGGCACCTTCTCGCTGGAAATCGGAGTGCTCGAAACCGGCATCAGCGAAGAAACCTATGAGTCGCTCAGCCTGCTGATCGATGACGCCAAGCCCGTCAGCCGCCACCTGATCGGGCTGGACATCAGCCTCGAAACCCACCTCACGCGCTACGTCGGCGTCACCGTCATTGATGGCGACGAGCTCGACGTGTACCCCTGGGAAAACGCCGACATCGATGTCGTCGTGCAGGGCTACACCGGCGTGAGCGACTACATCCTCGACGAAATGGACGTGTACCCACATGGTTGACGTAAACACCCAGTTCGGCGGCTTCCTCACCGACCTCGGCGCCGCCAAGAATGCCAACGCCAACGCCCTGGGCATCCCGTGGAAGCTCACCCACATGCTCATCGGCGACGCCAACGGCGGGGACCCGGTACCGGCTCCGGGGCAAACCGCCCTGGTGAATCAGGTCTACCGCGCGCAGCTCAATCAGCTGTACGTATCACCGACAGATGCCAACGTGCTGATCGCCGAGCTGGTGCTGCCGCCCAACGTCGGCGGCTGGTGGATTCGCGAGCTGGCCCTGGAAGATGAAGACGGCGTGTTCTCCGCCGTCGCCAAATGCCCACCCAGCTACAAGCCCCTGCTGGCCCAGGGCAGCGGCCGCAACCAGGTGGTGCGTATGCACGTCGTCACCAGCGGCACGGCCAATATTCAACTGAAGATTGATCCCAGCGTAGTGCTGGCGACGCGGGCCTACTGTGACGGGCTGGTTGCATCGCATGCTGCGGCGGCGAATCCACACCCGCAGTACGCCACCGAGGCGGAAGTTGCTGCACTGATCGCAGCCATCCCGGCATCAACGGACGGCCTCGCTGGAAACGCTTCTGCACTCAGGGCTGAGGCCTCTGGCACAAACGCAATAGTCAGCGTCTCGGCTGATGCGGTATGCCTGAAGGACAGTGCAGGCCGGCAGAAGGTGCTCGGCCCAGTCGCCCTGACTATCAATAGCGCGGCGGTGGGTACGAACGGGTTGGACACTGGCTTACTGCTTGCCTCGACCTGGTACAGCGTGTGGGTTATCTGGAACGGTACGACCGCCGCCGGGCTGCTTTCGCTGAGCGCTACTGCGCCGACACTGCCTGCCGGTTATAAGCATAAGGCGCGCTTGGGCTGGATACGCACTGATGCGACGACAAATAGATACCCGCTTGGGTTTGTTCAAGCTGGCCGGCGTGTTCAGTTCCGCATCGCGGCAGGCTCGAATATTTCACGGCTGCCAGTGATGGTGGCCGGCGCGCAGGGTAACGTCTTTCAGCCACCTGCTTTCGTGCCCGTCGCGGTGGGTGCTTTTGTTCCGCCGACTGCCTGCGCGATAAAGCTGACCCTCTTCGGCAATTTTAGTAACAGTTCGGCATTTGCCGCACCGAATGCCAGCCATTACGGCGCTACTGTCAACGCCGAAAGCGCAAGCCCGCTGCATCTCAGTCAGGGGGCAACGGCTGGGCAGACGCACATGGCGACAACCGGAGAATTGATTCTCGAATCAGGAAACATCTACTACGCGTCATCGACCGCCGCAAGTGGCATGGCCTGCGCAGGCTGGGAGGACAATCTATGACTTTCGCTGTACGTAACGACTACCGAGGCTTTCGGGCCGTGAATGGCCCGGATGATTGTGCGGCTGGTGAGTTTTTCAGTCTGGAGCAGCCAGACCTCCAGCAGGATACCTCTGCCGAGGTGCTTTGCATTCGAATCGACACCGCCGCAGATGCCGCCCGCGCCCGCGTCGCCGGCGACCCGCTGCGCGCCGTCGAGTACGACCTCGCCCGGATAGAGGCGCAGGCCTTTGCCGACGCCGGTTACCCAGCAGAAGCGGTGCCCCGCACCGTCGTCGCCTGGGCCATCAACGGCCGCACCGCGCAACAGGCAGCGGACAGCATCCTCGCCGAGGCCGCCGCATACACCGAGGCGCTGTATGTCATCCGCGAAACGCGCCTGGCCGCCAAGGGGCAGATCCGCATAATGATGGCCGCTGACCAGATCGAGCAGGCGCAGCAGCTGGCCGAGCAAACCATCGGCGTGATCGAGGCGGCCGTAGCGGGCGTTGGCAACGCGGCCTGATCAAAATCAGCGAAACCTGACCCCGCCTCGGCGGGGTTTTTTCATCCCCGCCCTGTAACACCCCCCGCTACACACCCCACCGCGTGCGCCCCTTGCGCGCGCGAGCCACCATCAGGGCTCACTGATCCGGCAACGCCCGCAGGAGCCGACCGTATGTCCACCGAATACCATCACGGCGTCCGCGTCCTCGAAATCAACGAGGGCACGCGCCCAATCCGCACCGTTTCCACCGCCATCGTCGGCATGCTCTGCACCGCCAGCGATGCCGATTCGGCCACCTTCCCACTGAACAAACCCGTGCTGCTCACCGACGTGCTCACCGCCTCCGGTAAGGCAGGCGAGCAGGGCACCCTGGCGCGCAGCCTCGATGCCATCGCCGACCAGGCGTCGCCCGTCACCGTTGTGGTGCGCGTGGAAGAGGGCGAGAGCGAGGCGGAAACCACCTCCAACATCATCGGCGGCGTCACCGCTGGCGGGCAGTACACCGGCATGAAGGCGCTGCTCGCTGCTGAGGCGCAGTTGGGCGTCAAGCCGCGCATCCTCGGCGTGCCGGGGCTGGATAACCTGGCCGTCACCACCGAGTTGGTGGCCACCGCCGAGAAGCTCCGCGCCTTCGCCTACGCCAACGCGCACAACTGCGAAACGGTGAGCGAGGCCATTGCCTATCGCGACGGCTTCGGCGCCCGCGAGCTCATGCTCATCTGGCCGGATTTCGTCAACTGGGACACCACCACCAACGCCGACGCCCCGGCCAGTGCTGTGGCCCGCGCCCTGGGCCTGCGCGCCAAGCTCGACCAGCAAATGGGCTGGCACAAGACCCTCTCCAACGTGCCGGTCAACGGCGTGTCCGGGCTGAGCAAGGATGTCTACTGGGACCTGCAAAACCCCGCCACCGACGCCGGCCTGCTCAACGCCAATGAGGTCACCACCCTGATCCGCCGTGACGGCTTCCGCTTCTGGGGCTCGCGCACCTGCTCGGCTGACCCGCTGTTCGCCTTCGAGAACTACACCCGCACCGCCCAGGTGCTGGCCGACACCATGGCCGAGGGGCACTTCTGGGCCGTGGACAAGCCCATGCACGCCAGCCTCGTGCGCGACATCGTCGAGGGCATCAACGCCAAGTTCCGCGAGCTGATCCGCGGTGGGTACCTGATCGGCGGCGAGTGCTGGTTCGATGAAGCCACCAACGACAAAGACACCCTCAAGGCCGGCAAGCTCTTCCTGGACTACGACTACACCCCCGTGCCGCCGCTGGAAGATCTGATGCTGCGCCAGCGCATTACCGACCGCTACCTGGTGGATTTTGCCGCCGGCATCAAAGCCTGACCCCATTCAACCCGCGCGGCCCCGCCGCGCCGTAGGAGCGCCCAGCCATGGCCCTGCCCAAAAAGCTCAAGAACATGAATCTGTTCAACGATGGCACCAGCTACGTTGGCCAGTGCAAATCCGTCACCCTGCCAACCCTCGGCCGCAAGCTGGAAAGCTTCCGGGGCGCCGGCATGGATGGCCCCGTGAAGGTCGACCTCGGCCACAGCGACGACGGCATCCAGATCGAATGGACCCTCGGCGGCTGGGACCTGACCGCCCTGCGCCAGTTCGGCGCCGTACAGGCCGACGGCGTGATGCTGCGCTGGGCCGGCGCCGTACAGCGCGACGACACCGGCGAGGTCTCCGCCGTCGAGGTGGTCGCCCGCGGTCGGCACGAAGAAATCGACTTCGGCGACGCCGAGTCCGGCGAAGACACAGAGCACTCATTCACCACCACCTGCAGCTACTACAAGCTCAGCGTGGACGGCAACGTCGAGATCGAGATCGACCTGCTCAACTTCATCTTCGTCGTCAACGGCGAAGACCGCCTCGCCGAGCATCGCGCCGCCATCGGCCTGTAATGCCCTGGTACCCACCCATGCCGCGCCTGCCGGGCGCGGTCGATCACACATCAAGGAGCAACCCCATGAGCAAGACCAGCGAACCCATCGTCCTCGAGCAGCCCATCAAGCGCGGCGAGGGCAAGCCCATCACCGAGATCACCCTGCGCAAGCCGGCCGCTGGCGAGCTGCGGGGCCTCAAGCTCGGCGACCTGATCAACGGTGACGTCAGCGCCAACATCCGCCTGCTGCCGCGCATCAGCCAGCCCACCCTGACCGAGCAGGAAGCCGCCGCCCTGGACCCCGCCGACCTGCTGGCCTGCGCGGATGCCGTAGCGGGTTTTTTGCAGAAGAAGGGTGCGGAATCCCCCGCAGCGTAGATGACGTCATGGCGGACATCGCCCTGGTGTTCCACTGGGCGCCGGAGCAGATGAACGCCATGCCCTTGCACGAACTGATGGACTGGCGCGAGCGCGCCCGCGAACGATGGGAACGCACGCATGGCGCGTGATCTAAACCTCAAGGTCAACCTCCAGGCTCTGGACAACGCCACCAAGCCCATGCGCTCGGTGTTCGTCGGTGCCCAGGGCCTGGGCCGATCCCTGCGCGACGCCCGCAGCGACCTCAAGCACCTGCAGGCCCAGCAGAAAGACGTCAGCTCGTTCCGCAACCTCAAGGGCGCGTCAGAGCAAACCGGCGCCGCCATGCAGGCCAACCGCGAGCGCGTCAAGGCGCTGTCTCGCGAGCTGGCCAGTACCAGCACGCCGACCAAGGCACTCACCCGTGATTTTCAGAGCGCGGTCCGCCAGGGCCACTCCCTCAAGCAGAAGCACAACGAACAGCAGCGCGAACTCCAGGGCCTGCGCAGCAAACTGGGCGAGGCGGGCATCAGCACCCGCAACCTCGGCCAGCATGAGCGCGACCTGCGCACCAAGGTCAACCAGACCAACCAGGCGATAGCCGAGCAGGAAGGGCGGCTGAAGAGGCTCACCGCCCAGCACAAGCGCCTTGGCCAGGCAAAAGAGCAGTACGAACGCACCTCCGCACTGGCCGGCAGCATGGCCGCCACCGGTGCCGGCGGGCTGGCCACCGGCAGCGGCATTCTCTACGCCGGCGCGCGGATGATGGCGCCGGGGTTGGAATTCGACACCAGCATGAGCAAGGTGCAGGCGCTGGCGCGGCTCGACAAGAACAGCCCCCAGATGCAGGCCCTGCGCGAACAGGCGCGGCAGCTCGGCGCCAGCACTCAGTTCACCGCGGGCCAGGCAGCAGACGCCCAGGGCTTCCTGGCCATGGCGGGCTTCGACCCGAAATCCATCCAGGCTGCCATGCCCGGCATGCTGGATCTCGCCAAGGCCGGCGACAGTGGCCTGGCGGAAACGGCGGACATTGCCTCCAACATCCTCACCGGCTTCAACCTCTCGGCCAGCGAAACAGCGCGCCTGGGCGACGTGCTGGTCGGTACGTTCACACGGTCGAACACCAACCTGCAGATGCTCGGCGAGACGATGAAGTACGCCGCGCCGGTGGCGGCCTCGGTCGGGCAGGACATCGAGACAGTCGCCGCCATGGCTGGCAAGCTGGGCGACGCCGGCATCCAGGGCAGCATGGGCGGTACCGCGCTGCGTGCCATCCTCAACCGTCTGTCCGCACCACCCAAGGCAGCCGCCAAGGCGCTGGACACGCTCGGCATCAGCGCCGTCGATGCCCAGGGCAACCTGCGCGACATGCCCACCGTGCTGCAGGAGATCTACGAGAAGACCAAGAACATGGGCGACGCCGAGCGGGCCGGCCTGCTCAAGCACATAGCCGGGGAAGAGGCGGTTGCCGGCATGCAGGTGCTGGTCAAGCAGGCCGGCACGGGTGCCCTGCAGGAGTTCGTCAGCACGCTCAAGGCCACCGAGGGCGAAGCCAGCGCCACCGCCCGCACCATGGCCGACAACCTGCGCGGCGACCTCGATGGCCTCGGCAGCGCCTGGGAAGATCTGGGCATCCAGCTCCAGGAGCAGCAGAACGGCCCCATGCGTGAGATCACCCAGACGCTCACCGGCATCATCGGCGGGGTGAAGGGCTGGATTGCCGAGAATCCCAAGCTGGCCGCCAACATCGTCAAGACCGCCGCCGGCGTCGGCGTGCTGATGGCCGGCATGGGTGGACTGACCCTGGCCATCGCCAGCATCCTCGGCCCGTTCGCCATGGTGCGCTACGGCATGATGCTGTTCGGTATCCAGGGCGGCGGGCTGGCCAGTACGCTGTTCAACCTGGGCAAGACGGCGCTGCCGCTGGTGGCCACCGGGCTACGATTGGTCGGTGCCGCGGCAATGGCCAACCCGGTCGGCGTGCTGATCGGCACGCTCGCCCTGGGCGCTGCGCTGATCTACGCCAACTGGAGCCGTGTGGGGCCGTTCTTCCTCGGCCTCTGGGCCGAGATCAAAGAGGGCGTCTCCGGCGGCCTGGCCGGCATCGGCGCGCTGTTGCTCAACTTCAGCCCGCTGGGCCTGCTGTATCGCGCATTCGCCGGCGTGATGAGCTACTTCGGCGTGGACCTGCCGAGCAAGTTCAGCGAGTTCGGCGGCAACATGATCCAGGGGCTGATCAACGGCTTCACCAACATGTTCCCCAACCTGAGCGCGGCCATCAGTGGCGCGGCGAACAGCGTGATCAGCACCTTCAAGGGGCTGCTGGGCATCCACTCGCCGTCCCGCGTGTTCGCCGGCCTCGGCGGCGACACTATGGCCGGGCTGGAGCAGGGCCTTGCTGCCGGGGAGGGCGGGCCGCTGTCGCAACTGGCCGGTACCGCCAAGCGCCTGACCGCTGCCGGCGCGGTGGCCGTGGGCATCGGTGCCGCTGCGCCCGACATGGCTGCCGCCGACCTGCCCTCGATCGACAACCGCCCGCCGCTGGCTGCACGTGCACCGGCCGCAGCCGTGCAGAGCGCACCGGCCCAAATCACCATCCACGTCCATGCGGCACCAGGGCAGGATGCCAACGCCATCGCCCGCGCCGTAGCCGCCGAGCTCGACCGCCGCGAGCGCGAGAAGGGCGCGCGTGCCCGCTCATCTCTATTCGATCAGGAGTAACGGCCCATGATGATGGCCCTCGGCATGTTCATCTTCTCGCTGGAGACCCTGGCCTATCAGGAATTCCAACGGCAAACCGCCTGGCGCCACGGCAAGACCGCGCGCATCGGCACCAACCCCGCGCGCCAGTTCATGGGCCGCGACGATGACACCATCACCCTGCCGGGCGTGCTGCTGCCGGCGCTGGCTGGCGCGCAGATCAGCCTCGACACGCTGCGCTACATGGCCGACACCGGCAAGGCCTGGCCCCTGGTCGAGGGCACCGGCAAGATCTACGGCACCTGGGTGATCGAGAACCTCAGCGAGACGCGCACGCTGTTCTTCCGCGACGGCCAGGCGCGGCGCATCGAATTCACCCTGAGCCTGGTGCGCATCGACGACGGCCGCGTGGACATGCTCGGCAGCGCGATCGGCGCCGGTGGCAACATCCTGCGGGGGCTGCTGCGGTGATCGACCAGCTCATCACCCAGGGCAAGGGCCTGCTCGGCCAGGCCGTCACACAGGCCCAGGGCATCGCCCAGCAGGCGGCGGACGCCTACCGCGAGGCCACGGCCTACCCGCAGCCGATCTGCCGCGTGGTGGTCAATGGGCTCGACATCACCGCTGACATCGAACAGCGCCTGGTCAGCATCGAGCTCACCGACAACCGCGGCATGGAGGCCGACCAGCTCACCATCACCCTCAGCGACCACGACGGCCTGCTGGCCATCCCGCCGCGCGGCGCCACCGTCAGCCTCTGGCTGGGCTGGAGCGACACCGGCCTGGTCAGCAAGGGCAGCTACACCGTGGACGAAACCGAGCACAGCGGCGCGCCGGATGTGCTCAGCATCCGCGCCCGCAGCGCGGACCTGCGCGAAGGCCTCAAGGCCAAGAAGGAACGCAGCTGGACCGGGCAAACCCTCGGCGCCATCATCCAGACCATCGCCGCCGCTCACGGCCTGAGCCCCGTCATCAGCGCTGCACTCAGCGTGATCGAACTGGCCCAGCTCGACCAGGCCAACGAATCCGACGCCAACCTCATCACCCGCCTGGGCCAGCAGTTCGACGCCATCGCCAGCGTCAAGGCCGAGCGCCTGCTGTTCATGCCGGCCGGCAAATCCACCACCGCCAGCGGCGCGCCGCTGCCGCATATCACCCTGACCCGCGCCGACGGCGACCAGCACCGCTTCCTGCAGGCCGACCGCGACAGCTATAGCGGCGTGCGGGCGTACTACTACGAGGTCAACAGCGCCGAGAAGAAGGAGGCCATCGCCGGCGGCGGCGACAACCTCAAGGACTTGCGCCACACCTACGCCGACCAGGCCAGCGCCCTGCGCGCCGCCCGCGCCGAATGGTCACGCCTGCAGCGCGGCGCCGCCACGCTCAGCTACACCCTGGCCAAGGGCCGCCCGGAACTGATACCGGAACTCACCTACAGCCTGGTGGGCGTGAAAGCGGAGATCGCCGCCATCGTCTGGCTCGGCGCCAACGTGCGCCACAGCTTCACCCCGGACAGCTACACCACCGCCCTGGAGCTGGAATCCAAGCTGCCGGACGCCGACGACGTCGCCGAACTGGCCGAGCAGGGCACCTACACCGGCGTGCTCGCCTGGTACCGCGACACCAAGACCGGCGAGCAACGCCAACTCACCGAGGGCGACCAGGCCAACCCCAAGCGGTTGCTGCACCTGTACACCGAAAAGAGCAGCGCCCAGCGCGCCGTGGAGCGGGAATGGAAGCGGATACAACAAGCGAACGCCTGACCGAGCCCGCGCCGCCACCGGCAGAGCCGGCCCGCTCGGCCTGGGAGCGCATCGACGAGGAATGGGCAGGGCGCGACGATGCGCCCATGTGCATGTAAGCAAAACCCGGCGCCTGGCCGGGTTCTTCGTATCAGCGGGCGGTGTCCCGCAGGGCCTGTAGCAGCCGGATGATGTGCCGCCGATCCGCCTCGGCCAGTTGCGCGAAAAGGCTCAACACCTCTTCTTGCTGCTCGCTCAACTCGCGCGGCCTGAAGCGCTCGTCGTCGTGGTGCTGCCTGTTGTTGTTCTTCGACATGCATACTCCTTACACGTCAACCGAGCGCCCGGCGCCCCGTGGCGCCTCCCAATCGCTCGGAGAACAGTCGATTCTCAGCACGTTCCGGCTGTGTCATCAGCGTGCGCATCAATAAAACCGAAAATCCTCAGATCCCAACCTCAGGCACGAAGCCTAGCCCATTGCAGGTGGTGCAGCCTTCGGCGAAGCCATAGTGGTCGTTGCACGCCGGGCATGGATCGTAAGGCGCGGCGGACACCCTGAGCCGCAACAGGTCATGCCCCGGCAATTCCAGTTCGCCCATATAAACCGCCAGGTCGCGCCAGGCCCGGTACACGTCCGGGTCACCCATATGACGCTCGGTGCCCGGGCGCGGGATCTGCCTCAGCTGGAGGCGCTCGCCCTCCGCGGGTTCCGGCCCCTCGATGACCAGGTGCCCACCCGCGCGCAGCCGGATGCGCAGCGAACCCTCCGCCTGCTCGACGATGCCGGTATAGGGCGCCAGGTTGCAGGGCTCGCTGTCGCTGGCCTGGTAGACGCCGCGCAAGACCCTGCCAAGAACATGACCATCACTGACACGGACCAGCAGATAGTGGGCGGCGGGCTTAAAGCGGAACGGCATGGCAGGGCTCGAATACTGTATGCATGCACAGTAAACCGAATGGCCTGGCAGGTGGTCAATGGAGAACAGTCCCAGGACCGACGAGGTGACCGTATGTGCGGTGGCGTTGAAGCGAGAGACGCGGAGAAGGCCTACAAGGTCTACTTCCCCAGCCCCAAGGCCGCCTTCCCGGTGATGCTCGAGGGCGGCGAGACGCTGGGCTGGGTCACTTGGGGCCGCCGCCGCGAAGAGCCCGGCCAAGGCCCGCAAGGCGGCTGGGCGCGGCTGGAAACGGTGGAGCGGGGCGGGTGGGCGAAGTACAGACCGCTACGCGCCTTCGGCCTGGTGCAGCGCTACATGGAAAAAGGCCAGCCCGACGAAAAGGGCAAGAAGCAATCGCACTGGTTCGATATGCCCGAGGGCTACGCCCTGGACTGCCTGGTGCTAGGGGAAGGGGAGCAGCGGCGCGTGTATGTTGTTACCAGCACGCCGCCGGAGGAGTATTCATGGATACATGATCGGTGGCCGATGGTGCGGACTGTCAGTCCGCACCTTGCCTAGTCCTCGGGATCTGCTCTCAACACACCCAAGATTACGGCTTGCTTGATCTCTCCATCTAGAACTTTCGCGTTGATGTTCAGATAAACGGTGGTTCTCTCCCATTCTGCGTACTGAAGTACTTCTTTCTTCTCAGAATCCAAAGAAGTATCTTCGACGACGGCCTCGAACTCTTGCGATGATCGATGTTTCCGGATTTTAACTCTAAATTCTTCTGGGTTAGACGAGTCGACGCGGACAATGCGGTAGAAACCATCGAGTCGTTTTTCTACAGCCTTGCGTCTTGCATTGGTGACCAGTTCCTTCGCAACTTCTCCGGAAAATGTAACCTCATCAACTGTTGCCTTTTCTGCTGTTGAGAATCCTCTTAGCATTTCAGTTTTAGTGTCATAGGTCTGCCGGCTTATTTGTTCTAGCGCTGGCTGTTTTATCAACAACTTCGTGAGCGTCTCTAAGCGGGCTGTCTCTTGTTTTGATTGTTCAAGGATTCCAGTCAGCACCTCCCGTTGCTCTTCGGTTTTTGCCTCGCTCATCCTCACTTCCTTACGGTAGTTCAGATACCCGGTATAGGATGTTTTTCCGACCCACAGCACGCCCAGCCCAAGGATAGTGACTGCTGTCATTTCAGGTGTCATGGCCGTACCTGCTGTCTCCGCAAACTTCATCAAAACGCTTTGAAAATCTACTTCGAAGATTGACGATCCTTCTTCTACCTTTACTTCGATTTCAAGCTCGTCCCGTTCTTCTTTTGATAGTTTACGGGTATCTTCAGTCCCGTACTGTGCTATTGCATAGGATCTGTGCACTAACCCCTGCAGCTCAATGAATGACTTCATTACCGTTGGGGTTATGCTTGCTTCAAATTTATCACCAACCAAGCGCACCCGTAGCTTTGGCCATCCTTCAAGCTTTAAGTTTCCTATCGCCTCTCCGCCCAAAAAACGCTCTATTGCGGCGAACGCGTCTTCCTCGCTTTTGATTACAATTCTGGCAACCACCGTCCCTTCCCCTTGTTTTTATTTATGCTTGGCTCTGCTCCGCCGTGGTCGCAGGGCGAGTTGGTCTTTTTTCTAAAAAATCGCGCGCTGCCAGTGATCTTCCCCGATGATGTGCAGCGGGCTCCCTGCCTCACGCAGTTCAACCGCCTTCATGATCTTCAGGCCGTAACTGCTGTGCCGCCACTGATCATTGCCAATGCTGCCAACGATTAGGTAATGCGTTTTCTTGTTCACACTGCCACCTATGCGCCCGCCACGTTCTTCCACCAGCTGCTGGCAAGCCTTGCGCGGGCCGTAGGCCATGGTTCCGGTGAAGACGAACATGCGCCCATCCCAGAGCAATTCAGGCGCAGGGGAGCACAAGGGAAGATCGTTCGGCGCAGTAAATGCCTGATCACTTGCGTTCGGCTTGGTTGGGCTCAGGCCGGCAAAACCGTGCAGCATGCTCAACAGGTCAGCGGATTCGTCAGCATCGAGGATGCCGTCCTGGAGCATGCAGGAGAGGCGGCTATACAGCAGGTTGATTACCGGGTCGTGCAAGTAGGCGAGGTTGCTTTCCAACCAGTTCTTCAAGAACTCGGCTTCGGCTTGATTGATTGTGCCGTCAGCAATCATTCCTGCCGCCAAGCCCACCAGCGCATCGGCAGCGCGGCGATCCATCCTGGCTTGGTTGAAGAAGCGGCTTGCTTCGAATTCGCCATGCAGATCCATGAGCGTTTCCCCTCCCGTTATTGGCGCTGCAATGCAACGCAAAAAAGCCGGCACTAGGCCGGCTGCATTCGTGGGTCAGTTGCAGAGCTTGGTGCCTGCTTCGATAACCGACCCTACGCTAACTTTTGTACCTGGAATGCTGCTGCTTTCAGCCCATACCTGGTCCAGCGCATCCAGCCCCAGCTGCCTTGCCTTCGCATTGGCCGGGCCGTTCAAGCCATACATCCGCCCGGTTTCCGGATCGGTAACCACCACGGCATTGCCAGGCAAGCACTGCAGGTGCATTTCTTCCGGCACGAACGGCCAGGCGTCGCCGAACTCTTCGGCGCTGATCAGCTTGGGCGGTGCAGCGAGGGCGAGCGGGGCGGCCAGCAGCAGGCCGAGGAAGAGGTTGCGCATAAGGACGCTCCTTGTCTGGTTATGTGAAGGTCAGCGGCTACGGGTGCCGGTGATGATGTAGAGCACATCCGCATCGCTGCGCGCGGCCAGGGCCTGCAGATAGTCGATGGGAATGGTGGAGGTGCCGTTCTCGAACCGCTTCTGCATGTAGTCAGTCATGCCGGCCAGGTGGGCCAGCTCATGCACTTCGAGATTGAGGCGCTTGCGCTCCTCGAGCAGGCGCTCGCCGAAGTCACGGGGACGATCTTCAAGGTCAATGGCTGTTACGGACATGTTGGCTTCTCCTTGCCTGTTCACTCAGCGTTGAGTGAGTTCTTGTTCAATCGTTTGAATAGCGTCCGGCCGTTTCGGCCAATGCCGATGCCATGCGCCGGAAGGTGGCGCGGTCGCTGTCTTCCATTGCCCGGTATTGGTTCAGCAGCATGGATTCATCATCGGCGAGCCTATTTTCGCTGAGCCCGCTACGGTTGCCTGTAAGGACATAGAGCACATCAACACCTGCGGCCGCGACGGCTTCCAGGTAGGCGGCGTCCGGGCTGCGCTCGCCTTTCTCGTAGTTGAACTGGGTCGTTTTGGACACCTTCGCTACCGCAGCGAAATCGCCTTGATTGAGGCCCAGCCGGGCGCGCTCTTCCCTCAGCCTTTCGCCGATATTCAACAAAACGACTCCATAAACCGTTGACAGTTCAACATGCGTTGAATAACCTGCACTCGTCATCACACGAAACCACACGAATCTGAACTATGCCGAACGGATACCCCAGCGAGCAAGCACGCGCCGCTGCGCGCGAACGCCTCAGCAAGCTCGGCCTGAGCGCCAAGGAGTGGGCTGAACGCAACGAACTCAGCCCCTCCACTGTTTACGCCGTGCTGAACGGGCAGCAGAAGTGCCTGCGCGGCGAAGCCCACCGCGCCGCCGTGCTGCTGGGCATCAAGGAAGGCGTTGTCCCGGATGCGCCGGAGCAGTACGGCCGGCGCAAGACCGACATCGGCACCGTGATTCCAAAGTAATGGCAACGGCCCCAGCGAGAAACCAGAACATGAAGCGCCCGATCCTAGAAACCCGCCGCCAGATGATGAGTGCCGTTGTGTGCGCCTACCCGGGCGGCCGCGAGTGCGCCGCCGCGCGCCTGGGGCTGGACCTGAAGAAGTTCGACAACCACCTCTACGAGAGCGCCGGCAGCCGCCCGCTGAGCGACGAGCAGGTGCACCTGCTCGAGCAGCAGGCCGGTACCAGCCACTTTCCGGAATATGTTGCAGCAATGTACGGCGGCGTGTTCGTACCGGATGCCAACCCGGTCGACCTGGACAACGTGGAGCTCTACGAGCGCTCGATTCGCACCGCCGTATTGCGCGGCACCGTGGACCAGCTGCTGGCCGAGGCGCTGGCCGACGGCGAGATCGACGAGGCCGAGCGCAAGTTGCTGCTGGCCGCACACCGCCGCCACATGGCCGCACGGCACGTGGAGATCAACGCGGTGATCGTGCTGCACCAGGTGAAAACGGCCCAGCAGGGCTGAACAGCAGTCGGCGCCCAGGGCGCCAGAATTCACCGGCCCAGGCCGGAGCCGCGACTGGCGGCGGGGGAGGAAGATGTGAGCGTTGCCCATAACGGTGGTTACAAGTGTTTATGCCCGGCCTGCGGTCACCGCATGCGCATCCGTAACAGCGAGGCGCAGACGCCCACGTACAAGACCATGTACGCGCAGTGCCTGAACATGGCCTGCGGCGCGACCTACAGCGGCTCGCTGAGCTGGGATTACGCGCTGAGCCCTTCCGGTCTGGATCGCCCTCGCGTGGAACTGCCTGTTGCGCCCTCGGTGCAACGCATGCAGGCGCTGCGCGACAGCCGCCCTAAAACCGATCAACTCGACATGCTGGACAACATGGAACCGGAGGCAGTGAACGCATGAACACCATCACCCCAATCAGCGACGCCCAGGAGTACCGCAGCAGCATGCAGCGGGCGGCACTTCACTTCCTGCAACGCCACCAGGGCGAGCACCTGACCGACGACGGCAAGCTGTTCGAGCGCGGCGTGCAGTACCTGGTCAACTCCCTGGAAGTGCCGGCCTTCATGGCCGACCGCCTGGTGCACCTGGCCATGAGCGAGCTGGAGTGCCTGAAGCGCCCGGTGATCGGCATCGACTACGGCACTGGCCAGGACGAGACGCGCGTGACCTTGATCCATTTTTTATCGGGCGAAACGGTATTAATCCCATGCCGCCACCTGCCGGCGCGGCTCCAGCCGCCCGCGGCGCACCTGGCTGCAGCAGCCGTTAACTGATCACCCCTTGAATTGACCCATTCCCATGCCCGCCGTTGCGCGGGTAGGGGGAAGTTGCGCCCGAACGGTGGCCATATGAACACAGACGTTTCCATTGAAATCAAGCTGAACCCCGCCCAGGCCGAGGCCTATCTGCGCTGGCTGAACATCCAGTTCCAGCTGCTGATGGCGGCCTGCTGGTATGACGACAAATACCGCTACACGCCCCAGGGCCTGCGCGGCAAACGCATCCTCGAGGACCACCCGCACATCGCCGGGCTGAACCGCACCATGCGCGAGCTGGTGAAGCAATTGCGCGTTCAGGGGGTGCCGGCATGAGCATCAACACGCCTGTCTGCGATGGCATCGCCGCCGCGCCGGGGCGCTACCTGCTGCGCCGCTGGCTGGAGACTGCCAAGCATCAGCCGAACTACCGCGAACGCTGCCTCGATATCGAGCACATCAAGGGCTATCTCGACTGCCTGGATGACCTGAAGCTGATCACCGATACCGAATGGAAGGCCACGCGCGCCGAGCTCAATCAGCTGCAGGCCGAGGTGCTCGCATGATCCAGAGCGCTAGCAACCCCTACCGAATAAACGGGCTTACCGCACTGAGTTTCAGTGGCGGGCGCACCAGCGCCTACATGCTTCGGCAGGTACTCGACCACAACGACGACCTGTCTGACCTGGTTGTCCTTTTTGCCAACACCGGCAAGGAGCACGAAGCAACCCTTGAGTTTGTTCGCGAGGTTGGCGAGCGGTGGGGAGTGCGGATCGTTTGGCTCGAATATCGGGATACCGATACGGGCTTTGAGCAGGTGAGTTTCGAGACTGCGAGCCGCAACGGCGAACCGTTCGAGGCGCTGATCAACAAGCGCCGGTATCTGCCGAACCCGGTGACACGTTTCTGCACGGTCGAACTGAAGATTCGGACGATGCACCGTTACCTGAAAACTCTCGGCTGGGCTGAAGGCGACGAGGGTTGGGATCAGATGGTTGGAATCCGTGCGGATGAGCATCGGCGGGTGGCGAAGATCCGTGCCCGTGGCACGAGTACCGAGACGCCGAAGGAGTCGATGCGCTTGCCACTGGCTGACGCTGACGTAACGGTCTCGATTGTTGGGAGGTTCTGGCGGGAACAAGCATTTGATCTAAGGCTTCCCAGCGTCAACGGAAAAACCCTGTTGGGCAACTGTGATTTGTGCTTCCTCAAAGGCGCAGGGCAGGTGTTCTCGATCATCGCAACTGATCGTCCTCGCGGGGCCTGGTGGGCGCGTATGGAGGCTGAAATTCAGGCTATCCAACCACGATCCAGCAATGCGGCCCGCTTTAGGTTTGACCGCGCGAACTACCAGCAAATGCTCGACTACTCCGAGCAGCAAGGTTCCCTTTTTGAACAGCTATTAGCCGGCTCTAGCGAGCTGGACGAACCTGCTGCGTGCTTCTGCGGAGACTGATGATGAAATCCATGCCCCACGAAATCCGCACCGAGGTGCTGGCCCGCCTGGAGCGCGACTACGGGCTCAAGCGGCGCGACAGCGCCGAGTACATGCGCGGCGGCAAATGCCCCTCCTGCGACAAGAAGGAGCTGTTCAGCCGCTACGACGAACCTTGGTTCATCAAGTGCGGCCGCGAGAGCAAGTGCGGCGACCAGTGGCACGTGAAGGACCTGTATGACGACCTGTTCGACGACTGGAGCAAGCGCGCCCCGGCCACCGAGAAGGAGCCCACAGCGACCGCCAAGAGCTACCTGCAGCACGCCCGCGGCTTTCACCTGGAACTGATCGAGGGCTGGTACACCCAGGAGAACTACTGGAGCCGCGAGCTGGGCATCGGCTCGGCCACGGTGCGCTTCCCGCTCGACGGTGGCAGCTACTGGGAACGGCTGATCGACCGGCCGCACCGCTTCGGCAAGCAGAAGGCACGCTTCGCGCCGGGCAAGGGCATGCGCGGCTACTGGTGGTGCCCGCCGAGCCTGGACCTGCTGCAGATCAGCGAACTGTGGATTGTCGAGGGCATCTTCGACGCCATTGCACTGCTGCATCACGACATCGACGCCGTGTCCGCCATGAGCAGCAATGCCTTTCCGGCCGAGTCGCTCAAGGCGCTGGCCAAGGCCTGCGCGGACGCTGGCAAGAAGCTGCCGCGGCTGGTCTGGGCGCTGGACAACGAGCCGGGCGCGCACCGCTACACACGCCGCTGGGTCAAGCAGGCCCGCGAGCTGGGTTTTACCTGCGAGGCCGCGCAGATCCCGCAGCGCGACCGCAAGACCGACTGGAACGACTTGCACCAGCGCTGGATGTTCCTGGACGAAGACAAGCGCGCCGAGCAGGTGGCGGCGGACCTCAAGGCCGCTCGTTACCAGGGCTCGCTGCTGATCGCCGAAAGCGCCGCCGAGAAGGCGCTGCTGATGTACGACTGGAACAAGCGGGGCGAATTTCACCTGGGCTTCGGCAACCGGATGTACTGGTTCAAGCTCGACCTGGAGAAATTCAACCGGGCCATGCAGGACCTGGAAGGCAGCGACGACCACGACGACCAGCTGCTCAATGATCGGCAGATGCGCGAGAAGGCGTTGCAGCAATCGGGCAGCGTGATCGAGATCGCCAACTGCTACCCCCAGGCCCTGTACTTCCAGCGCAACGAGATCACTGACGAGTCCTGGTACTACTTCCGCGTGGACTTCCCCCACGACGAGCCCACTGTGCGCAACACCTTCACCGGTGGCCAGGTGGCGGCGGCGAGCGAGTTCAAGAAGCGCCTGCTGGGCATGGCCGCCGGCGCGGTGTTCACCGGTACCGGCGCCCAGCTCGACAAGATCATGAAGGACCAGCTGTTCGCGCTGAAAACCGTCCGCACGATCGACTACATCGGCTACAGCAAGGAACACGGCTGTTACGTGTTCGGCGACCTGGCCGTGCGCGGCGGCGTGGTGGAGCAGGCCAACGCGGAGGATTACTTCGAGTTCAAGCAGCTGCGCCTGAAAACGCTGCAGAAGTCGATCCGCCTGGAAATCGCCCGTACCGACGAGGGCTACCGGCCGGAGTGGCTCGACTGGCTGTGGACGTGCTTCGGCACCCAGGGCATCGCCGCGCTGGCGTTCTGGTTTGGCTCGCTGTTCGCCGAGCAGATCCGCGACGAGTTCCAGTCCTTCCCCTTCCTGGAGGTGACGGGCGAGGCGGGCGCGGGTAAGTCGACGCTGCTGATGTTCCTCTGGAAGCTGTTCGGCCGGCCGGACGAAGAGGGGAAGGACCCGTCGAAAATGTCCAAGGCGGGCCTGCGCCGCTGGATGGGGCAGGTTTCCGGCATGCCGCTGGTACTGCTGGAGGCTGACCGCAGCGACAACGACCGGGGCGCCGCCAAGGCCTACGACTGGGACGAGCTCAAGCCGCTGTTCAACGGCGGCACCCTGGGCGTGACCGGCGTGAAGACCGCCGGCAACGAGACCTACGAACCACCGTTTCGCGGCACCATCGTGATCAGCCAGAACGCCACCGTGGCGGCGAGCGAGGCAATCCTGACCCGTATCGTCAAGCTGCACTTCGTTCGGCCACAGGTCACCAGCCAGAGCCGCGCCGCAGCGGACAACCTCAACCACCTGAGCGCGATGGACGTCAGCCACTTCCTGCTGATGGCCACCCGCGCCGAAGCCAGGGTGCTGGAAACCTTCCGCGCCCAGGTGAAGGTTCATGAGGCCGCGTTGCGTGAGCTGAAAGAGATCCGCATCGAGCGAATCATCAAGAACCACGCCCAGCTGCTGGCCCTGCTCGATGCGCTGCGCCTGGTGGTGCCGCTGAGCGATCGCCAGCACCAGGCCACCCAGCGCGAGCTAACGGCCATGGCCCTGGTGCGCCAGAACGCCGTCAACGCCGACCCGGCCGAGGTGGCCGAGTTCTGGGAGGTGTTCGACTACCTGCAGAGCCTCAGCGATGACCCGGTGGTGGACCACAGCAAGAACCCGGACCTGATCGCCATCAACCTCAACGAATTCGCCGAACGCGCCGCCGAGCACAAACAGAAGCTGGCCGACGTCGGCACCCTGCGCAACCTGCTGCCCAACAGCCGCTCACGCAAATACATCGAGCACAACAAATCGGTGGACAGCGCCGTGCGCGCCGCCTTCAACCGACGCAACAACACCCTGACCCAGCGCGGCACCACCGTGAAGTGCTGGATTTTCCAGAACCCCGACGCCAAGCGCGGCAACGCTTGAGCGGGCTGTAACACCCAACCAAAACCAAGGAGAAGCACCATGCAAAACACAAAGACCCAAACCCTAGAGCAGCTGCTGATTGAGCGCGTCAGTGCGTATGCCGCAGGCGACCGGCCTCGCGAGCTGATCGACGACGGCATCGACAAGCTGTTCAAGGACGTCATCGATGATGCGTTCCGCTCTTATGGCGACTTCGGAAAAGCCATCAAGGACGCAGTAAAAGAAGCGCTGCCGGCGAATGTCTCCGACATGTTCGAGCTGACGCGCTACAACGCCCTGGTTGCTGAGGCGCTGCGTCAGCGCTGGGAGGCCGCTGCTGTATCCGAGACGCTGATTACCAAGGCGACCGCGTCCATCGAGGAGGTGCTCAGAAACGACGCCGTTTCCGGTGAGGTTTCGTTGCGAACGCTGCTGCAGGCGTTCGTCGAAGCCCACAAGGAGGAGGCTGCAGAAAACGGTTGGGAGGCGCCCGAGATCCGCTTCGAGGAAGCGGAAAGCTACGGCAGTACCTCGTTGGCGGTGTACTTCGACCCGAAGCCGGAGAGTGCCTGGAAGGCCGACACCCCATACAACAGCCGCAGCAGACGCCACGACTACGAGCTGAAACACCGCCTGCATATCCGCCTGACCGGTGAGGTGCGCCAGGCGAAAGAGCGTTGGGAGAGAGACGTTCAGATTGGCGAGGTGTACAGCGCCCAGCTAGACGACAAGAAAGTGTCGCTGAGCCTGAATATTCGCGGGGAGTGGGAGCGCATGCTGGCCTCGCTCTACTTCGGCAATGCCCAGGTATTGGTTGACTGTGATGCCGATGACTTTTCCTACGGCATTTACGACTGAGGGCTCGATCGATGAACCACTTCGACGACGATGAACCCAGCCCCAGCCTGCGCGCCCGCCTGGCCATGACCGGCTGGGTCGGCACCGGCCTGGCTGGCCTGCTGACCGCCGCCAACCACCTGCCGGACCTGTTCCTGCTGATCGCACGCTGAAAACAAGAAGGCCCCGGTGAGCGGCAACTCACCAGGGCCTGACCAACCCCAAGGAGAAGCACCATGCAAGTGAATCAACCGAAGGAAGGCGGGACGAAGGCTACCACGCCGAGCGCCGAACACACCCTCGTCGTGCGCTACGCCGCCGGCGAGGAGCCAAGCTATTCAGCCGCAACTGAGATTCTCGGCGGCCGGCTGGTCGCGGTCGACTTCGACGGTAACCGACTGGCCGTCGCCGATCGTTTGCTCGAGGCGCTTGAGACACTGGCCAGCAGCGGAGACCTGTCGGATGACGCCCAGTTCGTCGCAGACCAGGCGATCGAGGAGGCGACCCATGCTTACAGCAAGTGATGCCGACCGCCTCAGTGAGCGCATGTTATCGACCTACTGCCGGGAGTGCGGCGTTGCTACGCCAGATGATGTGCGCAAGGCCTGTGAAATGATGATCAGCAAGGCCGCTCGCGCAATCGAGAAATACAACGGCACGGGCTCTGCGATCGAAGTGCTGCAACGCACCACTCGCCATGTTTCAAGAGTGGCAGCAACGGAGGTGCCCCATGCCTAACACCACCGAACCCCTTCGCCCAACCATGGCCAGCCATCCGCTGCCGCCCAGCACGTGCGACATCTGCGGGCAGAACCGTGCCACGCGCAAGCATCAGCTGTGCAGCCGCATCCGCCAACGCCGCTGGGCAGCCGAGTGGGCTGCCTACCAGGCCGAAGTCGCCGCCAAAAAAGCCCAGGAGCGCCGCCGCTATGCCCGTTGAAATCCGTACCCGCTACACCGGCATGACCTACGTGGCCACCGTGCGCGGCGAGAAGCGCACCGCCAGCAACACCATGGGCGCCCGCTGGGCCGCCGAAGCCCTGGCCCGCAAGCTGAACCTGGACCCAACCCTGCTGCGCGAAACCCAGCGCGATCTGCTGCGCAATGGGGTGGAGTTGTTTGTGCATCCTGATACGGGGGAGTCATGAATGAGCTGGCTCTTTTCGCAGGCGCTGGTGGCGGAATTCTCGGCGGCCACTTGCTGGGATGGCGCACCGTCTGCGCCGTTGAGCGTAATGCCCACGCAGCACAGATTCTCGCGCAACGACAGAACGATGGAGCCCTCCCAGCTTTCCCGATTTGGTCTGACGTGCGAAGTTTTGACGGAAGGCCATGGCACGGCCTTGTTGATGTGGTTTCGAGCGGGTTTCCCTGTCAGGACATCAGCAACAGCGGAGAAAAAGAAGGCATCGAAGGCGCTCGGAGCGGGCTGTGGAAAGAGACGGCCCGCATCGTTCGCGAAGTTGGACCGCGCTACGTCTTCGTGGAAAACGTCGCAGCTCTCCTTGTTCGGGGAGTCGATGTCGTTCTCGGTGATCTGGCCGAGATGGGGTTTGATGCTCGATGGGGAGTGTTGGGAACTGCCGACCTTGGCGGCCACCAAGCCCGCGAAAGGGTATGGATTGTGGCCGACGCTCAAGGCCTCCGATGGCGAACAGCGGACCTCGAACCTGGAGTACTTCAAGCGGCGCTTGACCGTATCGCCGGATCTTCCGGTGATCGTGGCCTTGAGTACGCCGCCGACCACAAGGGGATTCTACGGCCGACTAAGCCCGGATTGGTGCGAGTGGCTGACGACGTGGCCCATCAGGTGGACCGGATTAGAGCCATTGGAAATGGACAGGATCCGCGAGTGGCAGCGACAGCATTCGCTCTGCTGGCTAAGGAGGGGTGAGGCCGCATGACCGACGCCAGCCAGCACATGCTCGAATGCGAAGCCCGCACCTGGTTGCGCAACGGCTACGACACGCCGGAGCGCATTGAGGAGCTCACGCTGATGATCGCGAAGAAGCGCGGCCAGGTCAGCGCCGAGCGCCTGATCGAGGAAATGCGCCGCCAATGGCGCCGCCGCTCGGAGTGGCTGAACTAGAAATCACCATCAACAATTCGAGGCCCGGCAACGGGCCTCACGCTTTGGCGGGGCATAGACTCCCGCCGTTTCCACCAGGTGAACACGACCATGCATGAAGGCGTCGAGGTGCGCGGCAATTCGCTGCGCGTTTATTTCCGCTACCAGGGCGAGCTGTGCCGCGAGCCTTTCCCTGGGGATGCGTCGCCGGCGAACATCGAGCAGGCCAGCCGGCTGGCCGGGCTGATCCGCCATGAAATCAAGCACGGCACGTTCAGCTATGCCCGGCACTTCCCCCATTCCGTGAAGGTGAAAACCAACACGTTCGGCCATTTCATCGACCTCTGGCTGAACATCAAGCGCAACGGAGTGGCGCCGTCGGGGTTCCGCGTGTACGAGGGGCGGGCTGAGATGCACATCAGGCCGAAATGGGGGCCGCTGCAGGCGGACCAGATCGACCACCTGGACCTGCAGGAATGGGTGCAGACGGAACTGATGCCGAAGCTGCACAACAAGACCGTCAACGAAATCATCGGCCTGGTGCGCCAGATCTTCCGGCTGTATCGGATGCGCAACCGTCAGGCGCATGACCCCACCGAGGGGCTGCGGGTACGGGTACCCGATCGGGACGATCCCGATCCGTTCGATCGGCGCGAGATCGAGGCCATCCTGGCGCTGCAGACCAAGCGGGAGCAGGAGCGCAACCTGGCGCAGTTCATGATCTGGGCCGGGCCGCGGGTGTCGGAGGCGATATCGCTGGCCTGGGAGGATGTGGTGGACCTGGACAAGGGCATCGTCCGCTTCCAGCGCTCCCAGGTGCGAGGGCATTACAAGGTGACGAAGACACGCCGATCGGTGCGCGAAGTGAAGTTGCTCAAGCCGGCGCGCGAGGCGCTTCAGGCGCAGGCGAAGTTGACTCGCGATCTGAAGCCGGTGGAGGTTGAAGTGACCGAGCGGGATAACAAGACGAAGCGCCTCAGACCGCTGCGTTTCGTGTTCCACAACTCCAGCACCAACGCTGCGCATACCAGTTCGGACATGCTGCTGAAGGGCTGGTGGCGGCCGCACCTCAAAGCCGCCAACGTGCGCTTTCGTGGGCCGAACAACTGCCGGCACACCTTCGCCAGCCAGCTGCTCACCACCGGCGCGGTGCCCCTGGAATGGATCGCGGATCAGATGGGGCACACGTCCACCGACATGATCCGCAAGCACTACGGAAAGTGGATCAACGAGGACGGACCGGACATGGTCGGCATCCTCGAGCACGCGCTGAAGCTCTGATCCCAACCGAACCACCCGAGGCGGCCTGCGAGCCGCCTTTTTCATGCGTGCTCGCCGGCTATCGGCAGTGCCGTGTTCCCAGAATGTACCCAAACGGGTGAGCGGGGCGGGTGAAGGGCTGTGAAATCAGTACCTTAGGTAATACATGGTGAGAGTTCGAGTCTCTCCGTCCGCACCATTACATGATTTCGAGACCTCTCTGGAGAACTCGAATATCCCTGAAAGCCCCGTAATAGGGGCTTTTTTGTGCCTGGAGTTTCTCGCTGGTACTCGTTAAAGCTTGTGCCAGCGCGAATCCTTAGGTACATAAATGTGTACATCACGAGTTCGAGCTTGGGAGATGTACACATGCCTCTCACGGATACGGCTATTCGACAAGCCAGGCCAAGGGAAAAGGCATACACGCTGGCAGACGCCGACGGGTTAGCGTTATTCATCCATCCGCGTGGCGGTAAGTACTGGCACTTTCGGTACCGGTTGGGCGGGAAGGGCTGCCGCATTTCTCTGGGGACCTATCCCGAAGTTTCCCTCAAGGACGCGCGCCTTCGTCGAGACGACGCCAGACAAAAAGTCGCCGCGGGAATTGATCCGAGGAGCAGCCCAGGCACACCGCCTGCCATCGTGACCTTTCGACAGGTCGCCAACGAGTGGGACACCTTTCGTACACCGCGACTGACCCAGGGCCGCAAGGGCTCGGCGGCACAGGCCAGGCGCTATCTGGACAAGGACATCATTCCGCTGCTTGGCGACATGCCGATTGAGGCGGTTCGACGCACAGACGTGCTGAAGGTCGTGCGGGCGGTCGAAGAGCGGGGTGCGCTGAATGTCGCCGAGAAGATACGAACCTGGCTGCATCAGATATTCCGCTACGCCATGGTTCATGAATATGTGGAGGTCAATCCTGCCACGGACCTGGACATCGTTGCGGCTGAACAGCCTCCGGTCAAACACAATCCCTGGCTCAGACTGGGCGAGCTCGGGGAATTCGTACGCACGCTCAGGGCCTACCATGGCTCGTTGCTGGTGCGGTTGGGGGTGGAGCTGATGTTGCTGACGGGCGTGCGAACCGCCGAGATTCGCCACGCTCGCCATGATCAGTTCGATCTGGATAAGCGCCTATGGTCGATCCCGGCCAGCGAGGTCAAGCAGCTGCGTAAGTTGGTCAGGCTCAAGGGCAGCGAGGTGCCCGACTATCTGGTTCCGCTATCGTCACAAGCTGTCGAAGTGATCCGGGCCATCCAGGTCTTTACCCGCCAGTACGAACTGCTGATTCCCGGTCGTAACGACCCCGCCAAGGTACTGAGCGAGAATACCCTGAATACCGCGATCAAGCGTATGGGGTACGCCAACAGGCTTACCGGCCATGGTATTCGGGCAACCCTGTCTACGGCTTTGTACGAGATGGGTTATCCAAGTCCCTGGATCGAGGCCCAGATCTCGCACGCCGATGAAAACAAGGTGCGGGATGCGTACAACCACGCGCTGTATGTGGATCAGCGCCGAGACATGATGCAGGTCTGGGCTGACTACCTCGACTTCTTGGCTGCTACGACGAAACCCCTCGACTCTCGATCCATGCCTCGATATCTGCCATAGGCCAGCGTGAGCATCGTGCCGACAGCTTGATCGGCCGAGGGAATCCCTGCTCGCTCATCCAGCGATACAGGGTAGGCACACTGACACCCACCGTTCTGGACAGGGTTTTCACATCGACCATGGGGTTGGCGACATTGATAGGCTTGAATCGCCCCGGATTTTGTAGATACCGGATGACCGCTTTTGGCCGATACCTGCCAGTCGTGACGGCAAGTATGGAGCGAGAAGGGGCCGCGACAGACCGGACTCAGTTGCTACCGCGTCAGCGATGAAAGCCCTCCCGGGGGCGAGACGGCACGGCCGGCTCGATGCGTAGCACGCCAGCGCGACCCGGCTCCGCCCGGGAGACGCCACCATTGCACTATCATCTTCCCGGACCGCCGGAATACGTATCGACCGTCATGCTCAACCCACCATCCTCAAGAATTGGGGAAGACCATGGATAGAAACAGCGCTCTTCGTCGTCGCAAGGATATTCTTCAGATGCTTGGCTTCCATGGGCTCGCGCCGCGCTTCCACTGGTCGCATGAGGTTGATCAGACGATTGTCTTCGACGCCTGGGATCACCAGTGGCAACGAGACGACAAAGGCGCTCGGATCCGATACCCACTCCGCACGAATGGCGCGCACTACAATCTGGCGGAGTCGAAGCAGAACCCAAGGGCCGGCCACTCACGCTGGCAGTGCCATGTCGACATGGTTATCGGGGGGCAGCGTACGCCGCGTGCGATAGTGCCGGTGGCCAATGATCCCAATGCCAAGCCGAACAGGGGTGCCAAGGGCTGGCGGCCGCTCGTCATCGATGGCCACATCGAAGTGGAAGATGGGCAGATATGGTTCTGTGTCGATGGGGAAACCCCACTGTAG